TTGTTGATTGCTCTCAGCGTTTATGCGGACTTGAGACCGCCACCTCATGTGGTCGCTTTACAATCTTATGTCCCCCTTGATACGTCATCGAAGTCTCCTATCGGAATCCTGCGTTACCACTTCCTGTTCTTATGGTGCGTATTAATTAGCACGGCATCGCCACTTGGAGTGTTACCCCAAGGTCGGTATCGGGTCGGACTGAGAAAGAACACCTGCTGTTCGGGTCGGTCGCATATACTCTGAAGTGCAATTGAATGAGCTTCTCCGCACCGAAGTGCTACCAGAGTAGGGAATCGATTTTCGACTGATGTCAGCTAGGAAAGAACATACAGTAATTAAACTGTAATACCGATAATGCATACATATTTGATTCAATCGAGCAAAAAATGACCCACATTCAAAACTAGTGATTTTCCGATAGAAAAACAAAATAATGAAACTACCTTCATTTGCTTAATTTTCATGCACATTCAATGCACACACCTCATTTCAATGCACACCTATGCACTATTTAGTTACGTAAGTCGTTGATTATCAGTACGGTTGCATTAAATTGCATAGCCCGTAGTGAGCCATAAATGCCCCTAGAAGCCGTCTTTGATTCGAGGCGACCTCTCCCCCTCGCAAATCATTCAAGGAGCATACAGCCAATTTCGCCATTTTTAGTTGCATTAAATTGCATAGCAAGTTGCATTAAAATTGCATAGCACCAACTCAGCCCCAGTCTCAACCCTAAATCCCCCCTTAATGAGACACATGTCTCAATAGTACTCACGTGAGGTGATATATAATAATGTGGGGTGAATAACCCATCTTCCCTTCAGAGGAAATAAAATAAGGTCATTACCTGTTAACCTTACAAGCTAAGGGTTTCCCCTAAGATGAGACTCAGTCGCAATAGAGCCAACCGCAACAGACGGGTGGGGGCGGTCGAAAGTCCGTAACTTTGCGGTTTCCCTGTTTCATATACCACCCCTTAAAAAAATACCTCACTCAAGGGGCTATTGGGCTCAGCCCATCTTAAGGCTGTCAGTCCAACCGTGGTCAATCTTAGGATTCCTTTTATTTCGCTACGCTAACTTATTAGTCCCTTATGGCTTGGCTATCTTAAGATGTACATATTGTACCACATGGGTTTCACTCGTCAAGTCCCATGGTATTATTTATTCCTTAATGAGACGGAGTCTCAATAATAATAATATAAGTATTGACTTAATGAGACTGAGTCACAACAGTACGAATCATGGAGGACAAGGAACAATTAATAAAGGAGATATCCGAGGCTATCAAACAGGTAGCTGAGAAGAAGGAGACCTTTCAGATGAAGAGCCTAAGTCGGTACAAGCCAGAGAAGGTAGCTGAGATTCTGTACTTGTTCAGTACAGGCAATAGCCAGACCCGCTTAGTAAAGAAGTACGGCTTTGACAGGGCTACGGTAATAAGTGTAGTAACTGATTACGCTGACCATCTGGGTAAGTTCAAGGACCTAAGCGGTAAGCTAGCAGCCAAGAACTACCTGAACCTGTCCAGCCTGGAGGAGGACCTAGTTGACAAGGTTCGGGACAGAATGGAGAATGACCCAGAGATGGAGGTCACATTCAGGGATTTAAAGGAGCTATCAATAGCAAAGGCTAATGCGGCTCGTGAAGCTCTTACGGCTCGTGGTGAGGCAACGAACATAACTGAGGAACGCAAGGTGTATACTCAGGATGATTACGAGAAAACAATCGAAGCCGCCAAAAAGAGAATCGCCGATGCGAAGAAGGTAGATGCCGAGATAATAGATGTAAAGGATTAAAATGTTTATGATAGACGAAGAACACGAAAACATATATGCGGACGTTCGAGCGATACTTGGCGAGCACTTCCCGAACTTCTGTTTCATAGTAATGGATGACTCAGGTGATTTTTATTATGACTACACCAATGCCCCGATTGGTAAGATGCTTATCAGTGAAATGAAGGAGGACATGGAAAGCGGTGGTCTAGATGATGACTGGGTCTGGGACTATGATGCGGAGGACGTATCAGACGATGACTCACTATACGAGGACTAATATGGGAAAAGGATGCTCACCACGACCAGGACACAATGCTGAGAAGCAGAGTAAGAACCACGATGAGATTGACTGGAGCAAGAAGCTCAAGGACAGAAAGATAATAGTCCGAGTCAATGGCAAGCGTGTAAAGGATTAATGATTGAATTTACTAAGCACCCAATCCTCAAGCCCCCTACGGACGAGGAGATAGTAGCACTAGGTGATATTGACCCAGGGCTACTAGCTGAGCTACACAAGGCTCACGAGGGACGTATAGAGGCTGCTGAGGAGGACCCACTCAAGTACGGCTTTGACCTGCCTGGCTGGAGCCGTATGCGGGACGCTCTGGATAAATACGATGAAGTTATTACCTTCGGGGGTAACCGTTCAGGTAAGACTACAGGATGTGCAAAGATGGTCATGGAAGCTGTAACCAGCAACAATGACGGTCACGTAGTATGCTTCAGTCAGAATGCGGACACATCAGTAAAGGTACAGCAAGCTGCAATCTGGGAGATGATGCCCAAGGAGTTCAGAAAGAAGACCAAGAGTATTGACGGTTATATTAACTTCTCAATGCAGAATGGTTTTACTGGTAGTAGCTTTATCTTCCCTGATACTCGGACACGTGTGGACTTCAAGACTTATACGCAGTTCAGTAATAACCAGACAATCCTGGAAGGTTTTGAATTCGGCTTTAAAAACCCTAGTAGTTTAAATATAGGGAGTTGGCTTGACGAATACCTCGGTGATGCGGCACTTGTAAATACGCTTAGATTTCGTTTGGCTACACGCAACTCCAAGATGATTCTGGGCTTCACGCCTATTGACGGGTACACTCCGTTCGTCTCGGAGTACCTCAAAGGTTCAGAGACACTGGAGACACGACACGCCAAGCTTCTAGGCAAGGAAGTCCCAGTTGTGCAGTACAGCCCTGAGAGGGACGCAGGAGTTGTGTACCTGCATTCCGATGAGAACCCCTTCGGTGGTTACGAACGTATAGCCAAGGACCTAAAGAACGAAAGCGATGACAAGATAATGGTACGTGCCTATGGGCTACCTACTAAATCAATGACATCATTGCTCCCGAACTTCTCACCTGAGATAAATGTAGTAAGCGACAAGCCAAACAAGCACGGTATCTCATTCCCTGATAAGGATAGTATGACTTGGTATCAGGTAGTTGACCCCGCATTCGCACGTAATTATGTAGCATTGTGGGCTGGTGTCACGGAGAATGATGAGGTATATATTAGAAAAGAGTTCCCTGATAGGGCTACTTATGGGGAATGGGCTTTATTTGGTGACCCCAAATGGAGATACGGACCAGCAGCTAAGAAACTAGGACTGGATGTTGAGGCTTACTGCGAACTCTTCAAGGATATTGAGGAGGACCTAGGTATTGATGTAATGGAACGAATCGGGGATTCACGTTTCTTTGCCAAGGAGAATGAGAACAATGTTGATTTGTTCACTAGATTTTATGACTACGGTATGAACTTTGTTCCGTCCGATGGTCAGCAAGAACAGATTGGTTGTACTGCTCTGGATGAGTGGTTCAATTACAATCCTAACTATGATATTGATGAAGCCAATCGCCCTCGCTGCTACGTCCACAAGGACTGCGAGAACCTGATTGATAGCATCATTAACTATAACTCAGCGGGGAAATCCGATGAGGCACTCAAGGACTTCTTTGATATACTGCGTTACCTGCGTATGTCCAATGGAGGAATGGGTCCTGATTACTTCGCATCAAACGAGATGGGTGTTACTACTCGCTCAAAAGGAGGATACTAATGCCTAAGAAAAAACTATCAATAATAGCAAAAGAACAGGAAGTTACCTTTGAAGAAGCAATGACTATTGCAACTGAAAAGCTACCGAAGGGTAGCACAACAGGTAAGGGTAAGAATACTTGGGTAACCGAAGAAGGAACCAAGATACTTGAGGATTCATTTATGATTACTGAAATCATTCCTAAGCACTACAAAGGTAGAGTACTGAATGAATGCCCGAACCCAAAGTACGTAAGCGTTGTTCACCAAGAAACAAAGAAACGTATTAATGTATTAGTCCCTCGCAAGTGGCAGGGAAAACTAAACAAAAAAGAAATTACTTATGAAGCCATCGAGGACATCAATGGAGCAAGTTACAGATATGTCGGAAAGCGATAAGCTCACACTGGACCGTAACTGGTGCAAGGAACAGACTAATAGATTCGCAGCATGGGAGATACTTAGACGTACTGTAATGCATGAGACTACATTACCCATGACAAATGGTGAGCTATGTGATATAATCGGCGTATCATCGAGTTATCCTATCCGATTACTCAAATCAATACAAAAACGACTAGATACTGACAATGCTGAATGATTCAATTTCTGAGTCCTTGACTTACCTTCAGGACGAACCCGACATCAAGACTCTCCGTTATGCTTATGACTCAACGGTCACTGAGCTTGATTCTTATTTTGACTTATGCCGAACATCCTATGATGACCGCCGTAACTGGTGGGCTGGCAAAAGCCGTGACCACCGCAAGCACGGTGCTGACGCATTCCCTTGGGATGGAGCAAGCGACATGGAGTGCCATGTTATTGATGAACGCATTACTAGACTAGTATCATTGTTCATGGCATCGCTCAAGCGAGCCAACGTCAAGGCATTCCCAGTTGAGGCAAGTGACGTAGCACGTAGTCGTATTGTATCAGGATTCCTGAAGTGGATGGTAACATCAGGCTATATCCCTCGTTTTTACCGTGAGATGGAACTAGCAGCTAACTATATGCTGGAGCGTGGTATTATTATTACTTACGTTGGATGGCAACGTGAGGACCGCCGATTCCTACAGGAACTGGATTTAAATCAGATTGCACAGATAAGCCCAGAGGTATTTGATGCTATTAATTCTGAGCTGGCTGATGAAGAGCTAGTACTTTTACTTCAGAATACCTTTGAAGGTGTTACTGAAAAGAGAGCAAAGAAAGCACTCAAGGATTTACGGAAGGGGGCATTCGCTGAACTACCAGTTGTACGCCGTCAGGTCAACGCACCCGATGTCAAGACACTAGCAC